GAGATAGAACTACAAGCCTTACAGAGAACCTACAGAGAGGTTACCAAAAAGGCCAGATCATTAGCGAAAAGTTCCACCCTCAAGAAAATAAGATGGAACGTGCGTCTAGAAGCTTGAACATCGCTGCCTCGGCATTTGCTCCAACAAAGGGTTTTGCTGAGCGTCAAACTGATATTTTCTACAGACTTCAAAAAACTGCTTACATGCTTCAAACTGCTTTTGGAACATTAGCAGCTACTATTGGCGACCTTGTCGGTGGAATGATGTCACTCGTTGCTGTAGCAGGTCAAGCTGCCAGCGGTCTTGTAGCTATTGGTGGTGCCATGGCCAGCATGATGGCCGGTATGATGGCGGCTAAGATAGCACTGGGCGGAGTTGGAGCGGCCGTCCAACAACTTTGGAGTGGGCAGAATCAATACAATAAAGCTTTGCGCGATGCTAAAAAGGCATTCCGTGATCTTAGATTTGAAGCAGAGCAGGCCGCTCTCAGTGAACAAGAAGCAGCTATCGCTCTTGAGAAGGCTCGTGAAGATTTTGCTCGTATGCAGGATCTCCCACCTGACAGCCGTATGTACCGTGAGGGAAGGCTTGCTCTAGATCAAGCCGAACTTAACTACCGTATGGCTAAGGCAAGAACCAAGGATACTCAGAATCAGCTTAAGCGCGGAGTAGTTGCTCCTAAAGATCCTTTTGCTGACTTGACTAAATCTCAAAAGGTATTTGCTAAATACCTACTCACCCTAAAGCCAATTGTTAAAGAGCTTAAGGAGTCCGCGGCTTCGGGCTTCCTGCCACCGCTACAAAAAGCAATTGAAAATATTGTAGAGACCAGTCTGCCCACTCTTAACTCAGCTTTGCACACCCTGGGCGAGGGAATGGGAAACGCTTCTATATCTTTCTCTAAGGCCTTCTCAAATAAAAAGAATCTAAAACGATTTGAAGAGTTTGCCGAAAACTCTAAAGAAAATATAGAGTCTATGGGCGTAAGTGCTGGTAATGCATTTACTGGAATTTTAAACTTACTAGTTGCAGCTCAGCCTTTGACAAAGAGATTCCTGGATTGGACTGAAAAGACAACTAAAAGCTTCGCTGATCTCATGAAGATTGGTGAGGTTAATGGAAGTATTGCAAAGTTCCTAGATCCTAAGGCTATTACCACTATCACTGACGCTACCACCGGTATGACTATTGGCGTGGGTAGAGCGAGGGACTTCTGGAAAGAACTAGGGGCATCTGGCGGTAAAGTCATTGAGAGCCTACTAAACATAATGGATGCTGCCTTCCCTGAAAATGGTAAGGGCGGCGGCTGGGTAATGCTAGATTTTATTACCAAAGTCACTAAGAGTTTTGATAAGTTCACTGATAGTCCACAGTTTAGCGGATGGCTACAAAGATCGACGGAGAACATTGTTGCAGCAGTAACCACTATTGGTGACTTCATGGGCATAATGGTTGATCTAGCAGGTCAACCAGAGACAAAACAATTCTGGGAAAACTTGCAAAAAGCAGTACCTAATGTTAAAAAAATCTTTGAAGATGGTATGAAGGCCGGCCCGGCTTTTGCTGACGTCATTGTTAAAGTTACAGAGTTTATTTCTCTTTTGTCTGACTCTGCTGCTTTGATCAGCTTCTACAACACTCTAGGATTTATATTTGATGTATTTAACTCAATCTTGACAGTAATTAAACCTATTCTAGATAAGATGGGTGCTTGGCACGGTGTAGTATTGGCTGTCATTACAGTTCTGGTTCTTCTTCGCAAGGGTGCCATCATATTTATGGGTATCCTGGCAAAGATGTCTCGTACGGTTGGTAAGACAACGGGTGCCATTATAAACTTCGGTGAGAGGGTCACCATTGCTCGTAGGGCAATGAATAAACCTCTAATGCCAGGTCTTGGAAAATTAAGTACTGTACAGATTCCTGCAGCTGCTACAGCAATGACCAAATTCAGAATTGCAACAAGTAATGCTGCAAAAATAAGTGCTGCTAGCATTGGTGGCGTCGCCAAAGCCATGATGCAGATGAATGCTCAATCCAAGAGCTTGAAAAAAGCTGACTACATGATGACAATGGCAAAGAATAGCGACAGAGTTACCGCAGCCATCAATGAGTCGGTTAAGGGTATCAGCAACCTTAAAGATAGAAGCAAAGCTGCAAAAGCAGCGATGAGAGAACTTAAAGCTGAAATGGAAGCTATTGCTACCAGTGCTGCCTCTACTGGAAAGACTGCAAGCTATGCTCAGCTGACTAGCGGGCCTCTTGCTCAAAAATATGGCGCAGATAAGCTTGGTGGCCGAGCCGCTATAGGCAGTAGGGTTACCCGATACGGTGGAGCTGCCCTAGGTGGTGCTGTTGGTCTAGGATCAGCTATTGGTCAGATGAGCGAGGGTGGCGCTGGAAACGTTATGGGCGGTATCGGTAGCGGTCTTATGGCTGCCGGTGGTGTTATGGCTATGACTGGTGTAGGTATGCCAATTGCCCTTGGTGTAGAAGCTGCTGGTATGATTGCGACAGCTATCGGTGGTGCAATCACTGCTGAAGAAGAAAAAAAGAAGACTATTCAAATTGCTAAAGCAGATATTAGAGTTCTTCAACAGACAAATGCTGAAAATGCACTTGCTGCAGTTATGCAAGCGGCTAATCTAAATCTGAGTGAAGGTCAAAAAGTTCTTGATGATGCAATGGCTTTCACAAACTCAGCCATAGAAGCGGCCAAAGCAAACACCGGTGTAGGCCTAAAAGCGGACGATGCTAACCTAATACTTCAAAAGGTTATGATTGACAGCCCAGAGATTGCTAAAAAGATTGCTGATAATCCTGCCTTAGCTGCTGGAGTTACGCAAGCTGGAGCGCAAATTGCTGGTGCTAGAGGGCTTAAATTTGGAACTGCTGAAGAAAAGAGTGCAAGCAGTGAGGCTATCTCTCAGCAGATAATGGCAATATTTGAAAAAAATAATGGAAACCTCAGTAAAACTTCGGCTGCACTAATTGCCCAAAACCAGGGTAGAGTTATTCGCAAAGATGAATATATGCAGGGTGGTCAGCAAGTTCTTACTAAGGCACAGGCCGTTGCGTTTGCCAGTGAGGCGGCTCAGGGTGGAGCGCTAAAAAATTATAAAGGTCCTATTGATGTAACTGGTACAGATATAGCACGTTCACTAAATGAACTAGTTACACAGCTGAATAATGCTAGAAAAGATGGCGATGAGACCAGAATAACTAAGTACGAGGGTCTAGTTAAAGCAGCCTATGGTGCTGTTAAACAAGTCTCTATGGCTCCAGGTGCTTCTAAAATAAAAGCAGTTAAGACTAATATCGAACTGCCCTTTGAACTTGATAATATGGGCAAGCAGGGTGTAACTAATGTTGGCCCTCGATTTGGTGCAGGTCAGCTGGGTAACTGGAATTCAGCTAACGTGTTTGGTAAAAATCCAGCTGGAATCTACTCGCTATCGAAGCCAAATGCTACAGAAGTAAAACTTGCTAAGGGTGATTCAGGAGCTCTAGTTGATGCAGCTGCTGGTATGGTTGGATTATCTAAATCTATCTCTGGTTGGGCTACAAAAGATGGAAAGCTTGTTACTATTGTTGATAAAGACCCTAAAGACAATGTTGCTCCTCAGTTTATGATACCTGCTGGTTTAAACAAGAACCAGAAAACATTCTTGGAAGACCTCAATACTCAGCTAGCAAAAGCATGGGCAGCTGGAGGATAGTAAATGGCTTATAACGCAAACCTAATAACCAATAACCCCTCGTTCTATAACGGAACTACTGGCTGGACAGCAGTTGGATCTGGTGTAGCAATTGCAGAATACACTCTTGATAGCTATGTTGGAACTAAGTGTCTTCAAGTTACCAAAGCCAACCTAGCCGCTGCTCAGGGTGCCATCTCTCTTAGCATTACAGGAGATCAGAGTACGGCTTATGCGGTCTCTGCTTATGTAAGGATTCCACTAAACTTAGATACTGCTTACCCGACTAGGAATGAGTCTGGTCAGTTTAGGATTGGTTTTCAAAGCTTAAATAGCGGGGGAACCGTTCTCACTACTACATACGGTTCATATCAAACAGTAACCTCGACTGATAACTGGGTACGTATTACTGGCAATGGAACTAGCCACTCCACGACTTCAACAGTAAAGGTAGTAGTTGAGTTTTTAGGTAATGCTGCATCTTCTGGTCATGTATACCTACTTGATGCTGTAAAGTTAGAGTTTGGCTCGGTAGTCACTAGATTTGTTGAGCCCGTTACGCAGGGTGTTGAAACTGACACCGTAAATAAAGCCCTGCGTAGGGTTCAGCCTGGTGGACCGGAGTATCAGCAGCATCTGACTGGTTTAAAGCTACAAGGCGACATTGTTATCAATGGTCTTGTCTTAAACACTATTGGTGACGATGGAACTATTTGGATTTGTACAGACATTGATGGTTGGTGGGATCTTCCAGAATCTCAGATTGTGGACTTACCCCGAGGTTTAGATGACGGATCTTATGATGTCCGCGGCCGCTGGGCTGCTAGAAACCTTGTACTAACTGGTTCCGTATTACCTCAAACTCCAGATAAAATGCCGGCTGCTAGAGCAAAACTTGCTGAAGCACTATCTCTTGTATATAAGGGTGCATGGCTCCTTGTTGATGAAGACCCAATGAAAGCAGCATATGTTAGGCTTGTCGGTAAGCCAACATTCAAAGTTGTCAATGCCCGTGGAAGAATAGATTTTACAGCCACTCTAAAAGCTGGAGACCCTATTAAGTACTCTTGGGATACCTCTGATCAATCTTACGGCTACACTTTAAGCAACCTATCTGTAAACGCTACTGGTGGAACCACAAACACTGTTTTAGCTAATCAGGGAAACATTGATTCTCCTCTAATATTTAATATAACTGGTCCGTTAAAATCTCCGTCATACATTAAAAATGTAACTACTGACAAGTTTATTAAAATTGTTAAAGACCTTCGTCCAGCATCCTCGGCATATCAATTTTTAATCTCTTCGTACAGCAGAAGTGGTGGTACGGCAACTATAACTACAACTGCCAACCACTCGCTGCTGGTGGGGGATAAGTTAGTACTAGGCCTCAGCGCGGCTACTTCGTTTCAACAAGACTCGGGCGGGTACGTAACCATCACTGACGTCGGAGATAGCACATTCCAATACGTAAACCGGGGAGCAACTATCTCGACTATTTCTAGCAGTGCTGGTACTGTCACCGCAACTACTTCAACTAACCACGGACTAGTGACTGGCAACTCAGCGAATATTAATAACGCAGGGGACCCATTTGATGGTACTTACACAGTTACAAGAGTAACGGATACACAGTTCACATATACAATAACCGACACGTCTACAGTATCTGCCACTTCTGGGACTGCCACTAAACAAGTTGCCACAACGGCGTACTCCAGTGGAACTAGAACAATTCAGTTGTTTCAAGCTGATACTTTAGAGATTGACACGTACAGTAATAGCGTTTCTTATCGGGGTATAGCTGACACATCTAGATCCATTATTGATGCTAACGTCGATTGGGCTAAACTTAAGCCAGGAGTTAATCAACTTAGACTAGAAAAGAGTGGCTCGACTACTCCAGCTGTCTGTACAGTAAAATATAGAAGTGCCTGGATAGGGTAAACTTGTTATATCTAATGACAACTGACGCGAGGAAATAATGCCAACTACCACTCAACCGGTAACTTCGGAGACGGCTCCGAGTTATAGGTATTATGTAGCTGATTTGCTTACTAATAAGATTCTTGCTGAAATTCCATTCGAGGATGTTTCGTATGAAAGACTCCTCAAAAGTGCCGGAAACTTTGATGGTAATATTCCTGTCTCCGAGGCCACAAATCACTTAGACCTTTATAACAGCACTATGCCTGGCAAGACTGCACTTTATGTAGTTAGAAATAGTAAGCCAGTCTGGGGAGGTATTATTTGGCAACGTACTTATGATATGAATGGTAGAAGCCTTACTGTATCTGCATCAGAGTTTCCTAGTTACCTGGCTCATCGTACAATTTGGAAAACATACTCGTATAGCTTCAGTGCAACACTGACCAAAGCAGCTAAAAACGACGATATCAAAATTGTTCTTGACACTAAAAGACTTAAAAAACCATTGACACTTACTGATGGAGCCGGAAACCCTACTAAGGTATATGTTAGCTTTAGCGAAGGTGAGTACGTCAAATATAGCGGGTACTATAGCGTTATTGGTACAGGGGCCAAAGCACCGACCACAAAACAGTTTTACATACAAATCCCTAAACTTCCAGCTAGACCAAACGCTAACTACTCTGGAGTAACTATATCTACCAAAGTGGACACCTACCAGTACCTAAAAGAGATGTTTGCGGATCTTCTTGTTGACTTTAAAAACACTACGTTTTCCAATGAAATTTTGGCTCCCGGTAAAAAAGTTCCATTTACCGTAACTTATAAGTTTTTGAACGCAAGTACTAGAACAGCGACTTTAACTACCGAATCCGAGCATGGAATTGTTGTTGGCCAAGTTGTTGAGGTGCTGAACGTTGATACTCAGCTTAACGGCACCCACACAGTTACTGATGTGCCTTCTGCTACAACATTCACTTACATTGTTCCAGCAACTGACGATGACGGTGATGCAATTTCGTATACAAATATTAGTCCAGCTGTGGCAGTTGTGTCCAAACAAATTTTGGTTGAAAGCAGACAACTAACCACCACTACTAGAAAATCAATTGATAAATACTCAAGGACAGCTGCCAGGATTGCAACCATAACTACAGTCTACGCTCATGGCTTTAAGGTAAATGACAACGTCTTAATTACTATGCCAGCGGATGTTACTTTTGAAGACAATAAACTTTCGGTAAAAGTCTTAAGCGTCACTAATAAAGGCAAGACTTTTACCTATCAACAAGCTGACACCACTGTTAAAGCTGTAGCCACTACAACAGTAAAAGAATCAGAGAGATCTAAAAATGGTGCTGTATTGGCCGTAGAAAGGATTCAAGCTAGAGTATATACAAAAGCAGCTACAACTTTTGAAAAAGGCGATAACATTTACATTGGTGGCGTAGATGAAGTTGATTGGGGTACTCCTATTTATAATGGGTATCACTTAGTTGATGAGGTAGATGACACCCTAACGGCGGGAGATTCAGCGGCTGCGTGGTTTGGATTTACTCCAGAGTACGGGTCCACTAGAGAGCCAGATAATAGCGTCACAGTATCTGGAAGAGCCTACACTGCATATAAATCTAGCTCCGCTAAGGGCAAAAACACCGTAACTCTTATAACAAGTAAGAGACATGGCTGTGGTGTTGGAGATACTATTAAAGTTGACCTTGCCAAGGGTGGAGCTTTTAATGGTACATTCAAAGTAAAATCTATACCAGACTATGACAAACTTACGTACTCAATCGGTGCAACTGATAGCCCTCCCTCTGATGATATAAACTACGACACTATTAGCGGTAGCGTTGAAAGAGTTAGAACCAGAGTTGGCGATTTACCTGTGGTGTCCATGCCAATTACTCGTGTGCGCAGAAAAGACAATAGGGCTTATGTTGTCAGCGATGATCACGAATTTTCCGTTGGTGACTCGATTACTGTGGAGATGGATTCTTTGACTGCTTTTGATACATCTACCCCTAAAAAAGTACTTGATGTTACTAAAGACACCTTTTCTTACGCAAATGTGGGGACTGACACTTCTGGAACCACTGCATACACTATCACTCACAAAGAACTTGTTGCCAACGTTGGAACGTGCTACACTTCGGTAACACATGCTCTTGCTATTGGGGAAGTTGTAGTTATTTCTGGGCTAACAGATAGCTATACAGGTAAAGACAAGTTTTCGTGGAATGGTAGCGTTACAGTGACTAAGGTTACAAGTAAGACCTTTTCATTTGTTAAAAAAGAAAAATCTGTTGAAAAAGTAAAAAATAGCGGTACAGTAACGTCAAAGTTTACAGCCGGCACTGGGACCGCTTACATCAATATATCCCCTAAAGGCGATGCCCAAACTATCGAAGGCGCTACTAGAGCATCTAACGTTGCAACAATAACTTCTACCAATCACGGATTTGTTGCAGGTCAGTGGGTAGTTGTCTGGCTTTATGGAAAAGCTTCAGCTCAAAAGGCTTTTAATAACTCCAATGCTGCTGTAAAAATTACTTCTGCCACGGATAACACTTTCACCTACGCAAACACCGGAGCCAACTACACCGATTCTTCTCCTGCAGGAGTGGTGACTCCGGCCCCAACTATTGAAAAGAAACCTACGGTATTTACCAGAACTTATGGAGAGTTTCCCGAAAACTCTAATATGGGAGGTATTAGTTTTGAGGACTCTAACTACAGCAATAAGCAGTACCCTAACTCTCTAATTAGAGGCAGTGACCTAGTGAACGTTGGGGCTCATATTGACTCTTATTCAACTTCCATCAATGGCTTTCAGTACAGAATTGATGTAAGTTATGCCTACGACTCCTCGGGGGCAAGATACTTTAAAAAGACTTTTGTTCTTGTGCCCAACTATCCAAAATATCTAGAATCGTATTTAAATGTATATCCGCTTGAGGTTGGTCAAGCTGCACCGCCATTTGCGTTTAAGAACACTCCAACGTCTCAGGGAGCTGATTCCCTAGTATTTGAATATCCTGGAAACGTCAGTAACGTGAATATGTCGGAAGATGCCTCTAATGCAGCAACTCGTGTATTTGTTGTTGGGAACAACAGCGACCTCGGAGCAAATGCCGGGTCTAGATACGCTGCTGCAAGCGACACTGATCTTTTAAATAAAGGCTGGCCTCTGCTTGATAGGGGAGAAAAACAAGAGTGGCCTTTAGTTGGATTTAACGTTATAAACGTGGATAACTATGGAAACTATGATGCTGAAGAAGACTTCTTTAAAACAGCTCAAAGATATTTGTATGAATCAAAGCCACCTGCTGGAAACTATGTCATTACTGTTAATGGTTCTATGAACCCACTCGTTGGATCGTATGATCCCGGTGATTGGTGCACCATTGTTATTAATGATGATTTTGCTAAAAAACGTTTAGCTAGCAACCTAGAGCCTAGAACTGATAGAATTTTAAGAAAGATTGATGGGATTAAGGTTCAGGTTCCGAATAGCCCAGCTTTCCCTGAGCAGATTGACTTGACATTGGTTACAGATTGGCAGGTTGACCAAATTGGCAAGTAGAAGAATACGTAGAACTGCTAGCCTTACTGGCTACCTTGCAGCAACTGCTCAGGACCTCAATACCAGCATAAAAAGAAATGACGTCACGTCTATCTCGGCTGGTGTAATTGGTGGAGATAATTTTAGCGAAGAGATTCAGGTAGTTGATAAAGCTCTTCAAAGTGATAACTATGTTCCGTTTGAATCTGGTTGGAAGATTGACGGCTCTGGTAACGCTGAGTTTGGGAACGTATATGTTCGCGGTGATATAAATGCGCAGACTGGAACTATTGGTTATTGGAATATTTCTACTCCTAGCGTAACTAGAACTTTTGGAACTACTACTCTGTTTGGTACATTTTTGGAGAGCCAAAACCTAGGTGGGTCAGACACTGGTGCTACTGGCACTTATGTAGGTCTGTTTAAGTCTTTCATTGAAGCTGACGGTGCTCTTAGTGCTATTGCTAGAGATGCGGATGGCAATGCTGTTGTCACGGTAGTTGGCCACAATTACCTTGTTGGAGACTTAGTTACCGTCACAGTGGACAGTGTTGCCGGATTTAGCACTGGAAGTACTCCAGTTAAAATCATTGCAATAACTACTGACACGTTCTCCTATGCCAGTCCGGGCTCTGCTGTAGCTACCACTGAAACTACAGGTACGGTTGTATTTGTAAATCCGGATGTTTCCGGGCTATACCTTAGAGACTACACTAAAGCTAACTTTGACTATGGCTATATATCAAATGCCGGACTAGCCTACGTCTCTGCCGAGACACTAAATCTTGTGTACAACGCCAGCTTTGAGTATACCGATACAGTAACCTATGATGTCACAGCGGCCACTGCATCTAGCACTACAGTAGCTGTATACACGGTGGACTCTACTGCTACAGCTAACCCATTTTCTGTTGATCAAAAAATAAATGTTGGTGGTATTACCCCTAGCTACTTTAATGGCGCATTTTTTGTTACATCGATTGGTGGATTTGCTGGAGCTTGGACTGCTACAGTAACTGAATCTACTGCACCATTTACAGCAGCTGGGACTGGTACAGTTTTTGGGTCAATAACATCTACAACTAAACCATCTACTGCCAGCTGGGACACTTCTGCGGGTGGAGCCCTATCTAGCTGGTCATTCATCTCTACCCTCAGAGACTATGCTTCTGCTAGCAGTTTTGGTGCTTATGCTGTTTGGACAACCACCCCCCCTACATATAAATTCAGAGCAACCGTTGGATACAATACTGGAGACTCTTATAAACTTTTTACTGGTGATAGGCCGTTGTATTTTAAATACGACACTTTCCTAAACTATCAGCCATACCAAGCCACTATTTCCAACTTTGTCACAACTTCAGGTACAGTCATAACTATTACTACCGCCGCTGCTCATGGGCTGCAGACTGACGATATTGTGTATCTAGATTTCACTGCAATAGGCTCGACTGGTCTTGCCGGGGGTGCCGCTAAAAACTTTGCTATTAACGAAATCGATGTTTTTAATAATCTTAAAATCTTTCCAGTATTGAGTACTCCTACGGCAACAACATTTACAATTGAAAATACTCAGGGTGCCACTGCTACGGCAGGAATAACTACTACTGGAATAGAGCCTCGTGGGGGTGGAACTGCTAGAGCTAAGAATGTCTATAAAGTAGTTTGGCCGGTTATTGATCTAAGTGAAGTATTATTTGTATTTCCTAATGGAACTACCACCAGCTTATATAGTGTTCTAGACTCAGCTACTAAAGCTGCGTGGGATGCAAGTACTGCATATAAATATAAAACAATACATCCAGAAACATGGATGCTTGAGTACTTGGATCCAGTAGACGGCATTGACCCATTAATTACTGACGAAATTGTTATTGATGGCTCCGCTCTTAGGGATATATATGCTTCAAGCGACACTACAAACTTTTTAACAAAGTCTGATATTAAACTTCAGCTTCCAGCAAAACCCTACTCTCAGACGTTTACTAATGGATATGACTCAACATACACATCAGTAACTGGAGTAATTCACACTTCAAAAGCTAGCGTTACGGCTATAAGCTACACCGCTGGAACTATTACATACACAGCATTAAATAACTTTGTACCTGGGGATTATGTTAGTGTTACTAATGCTACATCTTCTCAATACAACATTACCAATGTAAAAATCAACACTGCCACATCCACTAACTTTACCGTATCTCTTACTGTAACGGCAGGTACAACATCAGCTGCCGCTGCTATCGGATATAAAACTGTTAATACAATAATTGATGAAGTGTCTATATCAACCGAGCCTACGGCATTCTACGGAGATACTTCAAGCTCGTATTATTGGAAAGATAGTACTCTAAATAGCCCCAGCCAAGTCTCGGTTCAGGGTCCTAAAAAATGGATTGACATTGATTTAGACACTCAGACTGGAACTTTAGCTAACCTTGACTATGTAGGTTTTAAACCAAGCTACCTAAGCCACCCCCTAGTAACAAAACCGAATATTTCTAGCATCTACAGTGCGTCCTCCTCTGCCGAATTATTTGATTTGTACGACTACGAGCAACTAGATATTACTAGTGGTACATTCTCTAAAGCTAATATTACTGACACAGACGTAAACAATTTTAGTTCGCGTGCAACATTCTACACTGGCGACGCTGCAGCTATGGCTGAGATGGTGTCTTATGCTTATGATCAAGAGGCTAGCGTTCGAACATATGCTGAATACAAAAACAGTAGAGTAGTTATTGATAGTGCCTACACTCAAATCTCGGGTGCTTTACAGATTAATAAAATTTATCCAAGGGGCACTAGTGTATACAATAACTATAGCTATCATGAAACTCCCTCTACCAGGAGTGACGGAGACATTACTCTGTACGGTGGGTCTGTAAATATTGGAGAAAGTTCAGATACTGTGCCTACACCTTTTTACGCCAATGGTGCGGTTACATTTCAAAAGACTCTAACTGTTTCTCAGACTGTAGACGCCACCGGAACTATAACCGGCGGAAACCTAACTACCGGCGGCTCTATAACTAGAACTATACTAAACGGCGGTGGGCTGACTGGTGCCTCAATTAGCAACACTGGCACAATTATTAGAACAACATCATCGGAGCGATACAAGCAAGATATTCAATCTGCCAACTTTATTTATGAAGACATACTTTTGCTTTCACCAAAAACATTTAGAGTAAAAGAAGAGGTTCAATCTAATCCTGAAGCGAGAGTCTACGCTGGTCTTATTGCCGAAGAAGTAGACCAGATTGAAAGCCTTAAGGTTTTTGTAAACTACTTAAAACAAGAAGACAATTCAATAGTTCCAGACGGTATCGCTTATGGTGAAATGGTTTCGGCTCTAGTTTCTGCTATCAAGCATCAAGACGGGCTAATTAAATCATTAGAGTCTAGAATTACTACACTGGAGGGCAGCTAATGTATAAAATAATTAAAACTATAGTAGACGGAGCTGACTGCTTTATTGTCTACAACATGGTCAAAAGGACCGAAGAAGCAAGGTTTTCTACCAATAAAGAGGCAATAACCTATATCATTGGTAGATAATAGACTAGCAAAAAGTTTGCTAGGATGTAGATATACACAATACATATTAAGGAAAGATAATGGCTGAAAAAGACCAATCAGAGCTGCTAACCGGAGTACTAAACATCACCCGGGAGCAGCTAACCCGTTCAATGAACCTAAATGCCGAGCTAGAAGCTTTGCTTACCTTTGAGCGTTCTAAGAATGCAGAACTTGAGAAGCGTCTAGCTGAGCTCACTGCTTCAAAAGAAGATCAGATCAAAAAGTAGCCCCTGAATGATCGAGGTTAAAGATGGAGCTCGGACGCTTCAATTTAACGGATCGTTACTAGGCAAATCTACTTCATACCGACGTGGTTCTACTCGTTGGATAGAGTTCGCGTTGTATCGAACCGAGAGTGGCTCCTACGTGCTTTCGCGCGTAGGTGTCTCTCTTGTCTACCATGGTGCAGCATGTAGACTCGTGCAAACTTATAAACTTCAAGAGATCCACCACAAAGACCTTGCCGAGCACTCTATCCCCTGCGAGCTGTGCTCACCAACTGAACAAGCTGACCTTATATTTCCCGAAAAATATCGGCACTGGGCTCAAGTATCTGATGATCCATCTGCTGTTCTTGATGCTCTATACAAATATGATGATGGTGGAGCTCGTTATTTGACAAATGTAGCTCAACGTCTGCTAGAATCGGCGTCTGAGAAAGACAAGGCTGTAGAAATCATCTACAGAGTTGAAGTTATTCCATAGATAGGTTACAGTGGTTACATGAGCGATGAACCTCGGGAAACTACTCCAAATAGTCCATTTAATAGTATGGATGTAATAGCCCTTGAGCTTCACGAAATGTACCTACATTTAACGCGTGCTGGATTTAGCCGCAAAGAAGCCCTATACATTGTTTCAATAGCTGTATCAGAGGGCGTTATGCTACCTCGTTTGGGATACGATGATTACGATTTTAATGACGAAGATGACGGGGAAAACTTTCCTAATGACGAAGATGGCCCCACGCCGGCCTCAGGATAGAACTTAAATAGTAGTACTTGCATTTTATATCTGTAGTGTGCTAGGTTCATAAGTAACTCAGATTTATCTAGAGTTATAAAATTTTAAAAGCAGATTGTGAAAGACGAAAATGACTGAAGGACTAGGCAACGTAGAGTTGAATCTAGTAAATAGCGTTGCCGAAGCAGAGAAGTTTATTTCTTGGCTTGGTGAGCGTAGACCATTTAATGCTATTGCAGTTGACATTGAAACTGGCGAGCTTCCTGGGCGTCCTAGGGCTGATGCTCTGTCCCCTTGGCATGGACGTATTCGTCTAGTTCAAGTTGGTGATGGCCAGACCGGGTGGTCTATCCCTTGGGATGAATGGTCCGGTGTATTTTATGAGGCTATGAGCAAGTTTGATGGTCAAATCGTATGTCACAATATTGCTTTTGAAGCACGTTGGTTTGATATCCAATCTCGCTGGGATATCCCTTGGCATCGAGCACATGACACGATGATCATGGCTCAGCTTATCGACCCGTTGGGGTCTGGTGCTCTCAAGAAACTTACGTCGCAGTATGTAGACCGTCAGGCTGCTCAACTACAATCCGTACTTGATCAAGAGTTGGCAAAGAACGGCTGGACCTGGGGAACTGTTCCAACCAGCTTTGAACCTTACTGGGCCTATGGTGCTCTTGACACGGTTCTGACTATGCGTTTGTTTGAGCAGTTTTGGGAGAAGTGTGGCCCCGGTCAGCCCTATTCTCAGGCCTATGAACTTGAGATGGCGGCTCGCAAGATTGTCACTCGCATGGAACTCAATGGGGTTCGCGTGGATCTTGATTACTCTAAAAAGAAGTTTGATGAGTTGATTGGGTATACCGAGCAAGTAAAAGAGTGGGGTAAAGCCACTTATGGAGCTTCCATCACCAGTAACATACAGCTGGTACGAATCTTTGAGTCTATCGGGGCCGAAATCACCGAATTCACCCCGTCTGGCCAGAAGTCAGCTTCTGCAGATCAGATGAAGAAACTTCTTATCGAGGGCAGCCCTGAGGTCAAGCAGCTAGCGGATATCGTCCTAAAGCAGCGTAAGGCTGACAAGTTGGCCAACACCTACTTCAAAAACTTTTTAGATGACAATGTTAATGGCTTCGTCCACCCATCTGTAAAGACCATGGGTGCTCGTACCGGACGTATGTCAATTACCAACCCCGCGTTACAGACCCTGCCTAAGGGAGACGACACTGTACGCCGTGCGTTCTTGCCTAAAGATGATGACCACGTCATTATCACCTCGGACCTCGACCAGGTTGAGTTCCGGATGTTTGCTTCGCTGTCTCAGGATCCAAACCTAATCAGCCTATTCAATTTAGCTGATGCAACTGGCTCTGACCCATTCACTGAGATAGGTCGAGAGATCTACCAGGACCCGTCTATGGTCAAATCAGACAAGCGTCGATCTCTTATAAAGGGCGTGGTCTATGGACGTCTCTACGGGGCTGGAGTGGCTAAACAAGCACTAACTGCAGGTGTTCCAGAGGACCAGATGCGAGCTGTATCTGATGCCTTTGATCTACGTTTCCCTGGTATGACTGGCTTCCAGAAACAGGTTGAAGATGTGGGCATGCGACGTCTCCGTGCAGAGGGTCAGGGCTACGTAAATACTTGGACTGGACGTCGCTTGCCTTGTGACGAGGACCGAGTGTATACTCTAGTTAACTACCTAATCCAAGGAGGTGCTGCAGAGGTGTTTAAATCTAACCTAGTCAAGCTTGACAAAGCTGACTTAACTGACTTGCTGATTGTTCCTGTACACGATGAAATCGTTCTTAACGCTCCGCGTGAGGATGCAAAAGAGATTATGCAGATTGTTCGTGAGTGTATGACGACTCGCGATGGTTGGTCAGTGCCACTTACTGCCGATGTCGATGGGCCATTAGAGAACTGGGGACAAAAATATGTCTAGACACATTCTTTCGGTAGACCCTGGAAAAGCTACAGGACTCTCTTACTTTATTTGGGATAACCCGGAGACTGAGCCAGTTCTACATTGGTCTATGGAAGTTCAACAACATGAGTATGCTGATCCTATTCGTAGGGCTTTTGCGTATTCTCAATCGCAGGGTGCAAGGCTAGAAATCGTTTGCGAGCGATTCACTATTAATGCTCAGACTGTAAAGAACTCCCAGGCTCCGTACTCACTGGAGCAAATTGGGATCCTAAAGCAGATTATGATGGATTATGGTAGAGCTCCGGACGACATCTATTTTCAGTCTCCAGCAGATGCTAAAGCTATGTTCAATAATGAGAAGCTAAAAAAACTAGAGTATTGGCATCGTGGTGGAGAAGGACACGCGCTTGACAGCATCAGACATGGTCTGCTAAGGTTAGTAAAAAGCGGTTGGAAGCCGTTAAAACTTCTAAAATAAATAGATACTAAGCATTTTTGGGAAATATATTTTCCTATTTTGTGTTAGTATGTATGTAGTGACGAAAGGAAGGCATAGTGCCTGTATCAGTTGAGCTAGATGAATCTGGCTCCAATATTATGATTACCGCTGACTGGCGATTCAAGGAGCTTTGTAAAAGCATCCCGGGAGCTGGCTATGATGGTAAAACCCAGCTGTGGAAGATTCCAGTATCTTGGACTGCTTGTCTAGCTCTACGCTCTACTTTTAGAGATGACCTTGTTCTTGGTCCTCGCCTGTCTGAATGGGCAACTAATGAGCGTGCTGTCCGTATCGACCCATCAACTCAACTTCGAGAACTGGAGCAGCTCCCTGACGAGGAGGGCGACCAAGATCTATTCCCTCACCAGCGTGCTGGTGTTAAGTTTCTGGCCACCGCTAAGCGAGCTTTGCTTGCCGATGAACCAGGTCTAGGTAAGACAGCTCAGGCAATCCGTGCCATCAAGGCATTGCAAGAGCAGGGTGAAGCAGTATTTCCAGCCCTGATCGTTTGCCCGAACACTCTTAAAAAGAACTGGCAGCGCGAGTTTGCGAAGTGGTGGCCAGAGGGCAAAATCAATGTTCAGGTTATCAAGGGAACTGCAACGCAACGTCGTAAACAGTTTGAAGAAAATGCTGACGTGTATGTAATCAACTGGGAATCGCTACGTTCACACTCACGTCTAGCTCCTTTTGGTTCAGTTGCACTTGCTCGCTGTAAGGCTTGTGGTGGTCACGATGAGCGTGTCACGGAGGCACGCTGCGATGTCCACGTACGTGAACTAAACAATCTTGATTTTAAAGTTGTAGTTGCAGATGAAATGCATCGCTCAAAAGATCCTAAATCTAAGCAGACTCGTGCTCTTTGGGCTGCTACTGGTGATGCTCAGATCCGTTTTGCTCTTACAGGTACCCCTATGGCAAACAACGTCCTTGACTTGTGGTCAATTCTTCACTGGCTATCGCCTGAAGAGTGGCCTAGCAAGACTCGCTGGATTGATCGCATGGTCGACACTATGCTCAATGCTTTTGGTGGCATGATGGTTCTTGGCGTAAAGCCAACCATGGAGGCCGAGTTCCAAGCTACTATCAACCCACGTATGCGCAGAATGCTTAAGGCTCGCGTACTTCCTTGGCTACCTGAAATGATGTTTGAGCGTCGTGACGTTGAGATGTCAGCTAAGCAGGCCAAAGCCTATAAAGACATGCGCGAGAATATGATTGCTGAACTTGAAAGCGGAGATACTCTAGTTGCATCAAGTGTTCTCACTCAGACAACTCGACTAACTCAGCTAGCTAGCGCATTTGCCGAGATGGTAGTTGATGAAGTTACCGGAGAAATCAAACCTATTTTGTCAGAGCCATCCTGTAAGGTTGACGCTGTTATGGACGATATTAAAGAGGGCGACTTCGGTGATGATAGCGTGGCTGTTTGTGCCGTATCTCGTCAGCTTATTGAACTACTGAGTGCACGCCTGACTAAAGAGGGTATTGCTCACGGTTTGATCACTGGTGCTCAATCTGAAGATGAGCGTCAGAAATCTATTGATGATTTCCAATCCGGCAAAACTAAGTGGATTCTATTCACTGCAGCTGCCGGTGGAGTTGGTGTGACTCTAACGACTGCTCGTCGTTTGGTTATGCTACAACGCCCGTGGTCACTAGTTGATCATAAGCAGGCTCTTGACCGCATTCACCGAATCGGTTCAGAGATCCACGACTCCGTGGTTATCATGGACTACGTGACCGAAGGAACAATCGAGGAACGTGTTCTTCAAGTTCTTGAAACTAAAGCTGATAACTTCGAACAGATTGTTCACGACAAAGCAAAACTTTTGGAGTTGCTAAAAGATGATAAGGCAGGTAAGCTGTAAAAATGAATGACGAAACTACACTAGAAGTAAAGACACCATACGTCCTCTCTAACTCAGAGATTCAGGTGTTCAAAGATTGCCGACGTAAGTGGTGGCTAAACTACTACCGACGTCTACAGCCAAGACAGAAAGAGTTCACTGGAGCTCTTGCACTTGGTTCCCGTATCCACGAAGCACTAGACCGCTACTACTCATCCGATGGTGAGGTCGGTCTTCTAGAGGCTCACTCGACTCTGGTAGCTGAGGATCTAGCAAAGCTTGTTGCTGAGTACCGAGACACCTCAGACCTAGAGTCCGAGGCCGAGCTCGGTCGCATCATGCTTGAGGGCTACCTACAATGGATGGATGAAGAGGGTATTGACTCTAACTTGGAAAAGATTTCTAACGAAGAGATTATTCAGATGCCGCTATTTGATGGAGAAGTTATTCTTCAAGGAAAGCTCGATATGCGTGTTCGTCGCAAGAACGATGGCGTTCGCATGTTCCGCGACTTCAAGACCGTAGGTGGTTCATTCTCGGACTTTGCTAACCAGGCTCAGATGAATGAGCAGATCCTGACCTATATGCTCCTAGAATCTGCACAGAACAAGGAACCTGGCGAACGCTCTGAGGGTGGTATCTTTACCATGCTAAAAAAGGTAAAGCGCACAGCAAATGCTAAGCCTCCTTTCTACGAGCAGATTGAAGTTCGTCACAATGTTTTCACAATGCGTTCGTTTTGGCAGCGCATTCATGGTACTATTAGTGATCTGATGGGTGTCAAGAATAATCTTGATGCCGGAGCAGACCCAAACTTCGTGGCTTACCCGAGCCCGAACAAAGACTGCAAATGGAAGTGTCAGTTCTACACAATCTGTCCGATGATTGACGACGGTAGTGCAGCTGAGGCAGCTATTGAGCAGATGTATGAGGTCGCAGACCCATACGGATACTACGGTAAAGACGAAAAGAAAGAAGGTAACGAGTAGCATGTCACAAGTACAGCGTTCTCTAACCCTAATGGTCTACGGCGAATCCAAGGTTGGTAAATCTACCTTTGCTGTAACTGCACCATATCCTCGTCTAATGCTTGACGTGGAGGGCGGCCACCGCTTCCTTCCAATCAACGTCAGGTATTGGGACCCAATGCGTGAGGAGCCACCAGTGGCTGACGGCACTTGGGATACAGTTGTAGTCCAGGTACGTGACTACGACGTCGTTATGAAGACATTCCAATGGCTTCAGAGCGGCAAGCACCAGTTCAAGTCCTTGATCATTGACTCCATCTCGGAGCTCCAGGTTAAGTGCATGGACAACATCGCAGGAACCGAACAGATGAAGATGCAGCAGTGGGGCGAACTACTTCGCCACATGGGTGCTCTTCTACGTGACCTACGTGACCTAACAATGCACCCAACACAGGCTCTAGAGGCTGTTGTACTGACTGCCATGGCACGCCGTGGTCAGGATGGTCGTATGCACCCGTATCTGCAAGGTCAACTTGCAGTTCAGGCTCCATACTTCTACGATGTACTTGGATACATTGCCATGGAAACCATTCAGAACCCAGATCCAACGGGTTTGCCTTACAAGGCACGTCGTATGTACGTAGAGCGTACAGATGACATTGAAGCTGGTGAACGCGTCCAAGGACGTCTGGGCTCGATTGTTGAGCAGCAGAACCTTGGAGTCGAGCGCATGCTCGACATGATCTTCGGTGAAAAGACCGAAACAAAAAAGAAGTCCTAGACTTCACTCAACCCCTAAAGTAAGGAATCAAAACAGTGAGTTCACTCAACTGGGCCGATCTTGTAAAAGACGCCGGCGAGGCCACCGGCAACTTCGAACCACTACCTGATGGCGATTATGACCTTCAGATTGTGGAAGCTCCAGCAGGTACTACCAGCACTGGTAAGACCATGTTCAAGGTAAAGGCAAAGATTGTTAGCGGTCCATATGCTAACCGCTTTATCTGGGACAACATCACTATCTCACCTGAGAACAAGAATGCTCTTGGTATCTTCTTCTCTAAGATGGCTGCCCTTGGTATCCCTCGTGAGTTCTTCACTGCTAACAACCCTAGCAACGCTCAGATCGAAGCAACTCTTCAGGGTCGCTCGTTCCGTGCTCAGATTGGCTCTGAGGTTTACCAGGGTGCCAAGAAGAACAAGGTCTCACGTTACTACGTGAACACCGGTGCTCCTGTTGCTGCTCCTGCAGCAACCCCATACGTCATGCCAGAAACGGCTGCCGTAGCTGCTCCACCTGCACCTCCAGCTCCACCTGCTCCACCTGCGCCTCCTGTAGCGGCTCCGCTAGCTGCTCCAGCTAACGCTCCATTCTAGAGATAGTCTGGTTAGGGGGCCTCGGAAACGGGGCCCTCTTTACAAATTTAGGGAATAATGGCAAAAATATATTTAACAGGAATGACAGCTCCTCAGGCATCACCGAGTGCCAATGTCAAGTGCTTTAGCTTTGCTGGAGTGCTCAATAAGGTTCTGACAGATGCTGGTCATCAGGTAACCTGGGAAGACCCAGACCTAAATAAAACTTTCAGTGACTTAGATCAGTTTGACGCTGTTCTAGTTGGTGTTGGCCCGATCACAAGCATTGGGGCTAACCGTGTGTATGGTGCTCTCAGCATCATAGATTTGTTATGGTCCTCAACTAAGCTTTCGCTATTTATAGATGCGCCAAACACTGTGCAAATCCTAAACAGCCTAAAGGCTATTGAGTCTAACCCGAGCAACCTTCTCAAAGAGTTCTATTCTTATCGAAAAGGCTACGCTACAGTTGTTTCTGACGTAGCTATCTCCAGCAGGATATCTAATGCAACTAATAGATTGATGAACGAAGAGTGGCCTACAACTATCTACCCGAACCTGCCTTGGAAGACTGATCAAAATGCTGGAAAAAAACTCCCAAAAAATGCATTAAAAAATTTTTTGGGTTTAAACTTTGACTCTCATTTTCTAGTTCCAGGTACTCCCGTAGTTGCTGAAAAACGCGAAAAATGGGTTGTAGACACCCTAAGTAACAAGGATACCAAGAAGCTTACAGCTACCCTAGCGTTCCCCACGTTGCCCATGAAATGGAATAAAGGCTGGACTGATGAGCAGGTCGTAGATCAGATTCAAAGGTCTTCTGGAGCCATTGTAAGCCCGTATAGGGGCGACGGTACGTGGTGGTCATTTAGGTATGTCCAAGCTATGAACGCGTCTACACCAGTCTACTCAGACTGGACTGAGACATCTACACTTGGCTCAGCGTGGGGGTATCTTGCTCAGGCAATTGAAGATCTATCTCACCAGGAGAAGCTAATGCTTTCTACTGAACAAATGCTTTCCTATCTGGAAGCTATTCCAGATAGGAATGTTTCAACAAAAAACCTGGAGACTGCACTACGTGTCTCCTCTAGTAAGGAATAATATGCGAAAAATAAATTACGAATGGGTAAAGGAGCAGTTTGCTATGTCTAAAACTCGTATTGGTGTAGGCAAAGCTGTTTTAAAAATGCTCAAAACATGGGAAGAGATTGATCTTCCACCAGAACAGTCTAAGCAGGTTCTAGATATCTTAAGCCAGGTTGGTCTAGGTCACTCTATGGTGCCGCTGCCAACTGAAGAATTTTGGGTTGATGCCCAGCGTGGACAGTTAGTTATTGGAGATGTAGTTCGAATTCGTCACGATGCATTCAATGGAGAACTTGGCTATATCCACAATGGGCGTCGTGGAGTTATTGTTGCCATTAGATCTGGTGACATTATTTTTAACTCAAGTGATGATCAACACCCAAAGATAGAGGGTGCTCACTATGATCCTAATAAGCTGCAGAAAAAGATCCGATAATGGTAAAAACTATTCTGAAGTTTGAGGTATCGGGTGAAGATCATATGGATATCATGGCAAAAACTTTTGCTAAGGTTACTAAGTTCTATGGTGAAGTCAGCGGAAAATACTTGTCTGTCGAGGAAATACAGCGTCACGTTGACCTTGAGATCAATGTCTCTGATGATCTGGCTGGATCTGGCCTATATGTGGCCGATGTTCTAGCAAAAATTAAATAAAATTATAATCAAAACATCCCGAGTTTTATTGTAATTATTTGCTCTAATCAGATACAATTAATCTGTAAGGATTAATGGTAGATGAAAGATTCTAGAAAAGGCGAATGCCTTTGGGTTGAGTGGTCTGGAGAAGGGTTCGTCCCCTCCAGACCTTCTACAATTATTTTTTATACTCATGAGCATGTTGACTTGTCAATAGACGTAGTTAAACGTGCTTTAGCATCTGCACTGCAACGAGACGGTTCCGTAGTCTCGCTTGGACACGGGTACGGTGCGGTAGAGGCTGCTAATGCTATTCATGGGTACTCTGGCCACATTGATGGCGAGATATACCTATCTGTATGCAACTTTTCTGGAGAAACTACCTATGGTGACATAGTTGACGAAATATTCGAAACTACATGGGTGGAGATCCAATGAACGCTTGGGAACCAAGTAAAAATATGGACTGGCAAGAAGATAGTGAATGCGCTAAGCCAGTAAATAGAAGTAAGATAGAGTTCTTCTTTTCAGAGGATCCCCGAGAAAAAGCAGAGGCTAGGGCTTTGTGCGCCGGATGTCCAGTCAGAAAAAATTGCATCAAGTGGGCTTTGGAAACTAGTCAGATCTGGGGTATTTGGGGGGGTAAAGACGAGCACGAGATCCGTCGTACCCTGTCTGTAAATGCCGATGGGGCAGAGATCCGTAGAGACAGGTTTCCTCAATGCTTATATTGTGGTGCTAGAACAAGTCGACTTCAAGCTTATATTGATAAAAATCCAGATGGTGGTCGTTGGACTACCGTACGTCTAGTTAAATGCCTAGACTGTGATTTTGTATGGAGAAGCAGGACTAGCTCAAACGCAGTAAATGCTTACTATGCCATGGTTGCAGAGAAAACGACCAAAAAGAAGATTAACCCAGAAACTCTATTTTAGAGTCTTACTGGAATAACATTTAGGTGCTCGCGAGCATCGTAGTCTCCACCAATAACCATAGTTAGAAGTCCTGGCTTTGACTCTAGACCTGCGCGGTCACGGAACCACTCTGAACCGGGGTCGGTTGTTGGGGCTTGTACCCAGAGTCTGCGACCGATATCCATTGATCTAAAGTTGTGGAAGTGTCCTGAAACCCAAACATCAGCGTTTCCAAGAGCAGTCTGACCAGCTGCCTGGCCCGAAAGATATTTCATCACATCTCGTCCGGCCTGGTGACCGTGGAACATTCCAAGCATTGTTCCATTGATATCTATGGTGAGTGTCTGGTGTCCAGTAGCTGGGTATCTAAACTCTACGTGCTGTAGTGCGGGGTTCTCAGCGCAAGCGTCTTGAACTGCTGAGGCAATCTCAACGTTCCAGCCATCAGCGGGATCGGCAGCAACCTGACGAGTTACTTCATCGTGGTTTCCATTGATGACCGGAACAACTAGTCGCTCGGCTAGTGGAGCGAGGGCTTTAATCTGAGCCATAAGAAGTCGACGTGCGACTCGTACCTGCTCTGTTAAACCTAAATCTGATGCAGCTTGGCCCTGTAGGCGACCATTCTGACTTGTGAGACCCTCTACGTGGTCTCCAGGAAGTGCTAGAACAATAGTTCCTAGATTTAGACCCATTCTTCGCAGGCTGTGAAATCGTTCTACCGAAGCTTCTGTGAGGTGTAGGATTCGATCAATCGACTGCTGAGTCCCCTGACCATTAGCTTTTTTACCAATCTGTTGATCGCTTGCAACAATGGTATACGCACCATCGCCAATAGCTTTTTTAATGCCAGCAGATGGACGCCACTTCTTTACCTCATCGATCAGGGATTCGGCGTCAAGTCTGTCTTCAAGTGCTACTCGAGCTGGTACCACGTTTACACGTAACGACTCTAGATATTCTCCGTCATACTTCTGCCACTTACCGCGGCGTATAGACGTAATCTCCCAGTCGTTTGGATTGAGATCAAAGCTTTCGAGAATGTCTTTTGCATCCTGAGGTTGGCCTGGCTCACGGGGTTCAGAGATAATAAAACCTCCAGAGACATCATCAACGTCCATACGTGGACGCCAGTTCTCTGGAGTATTTAGTGCTTTAATGTCCGATCCATTTTTCCCTGGATTTGATAGATCTTCTAGTTTGTCAAACAAGCTCATTTACTTATCTTTCTGTAGCAGCTGCAGTCATTTCGTCGGTGGCGATCCATAGCACTATTTGAAATATCATGACCCTCTTCGCGAAGGACCTTAGCCAACGCAACATTAGGTACTCTGGTCGGGTTTCCTTCTGGAACAGACATGAGTGCTGTTAGTTGATTTTTTTCTTTTTCAGAAAGCTTTTGACCATTAATTAGGATTCCAATTTTACAAGCGGAAACCTTGGCTTTGCTTTCTGCTTCAGATAAACGATCTGAAAGGGACATATTGTATTCCTTCGTGTGTCATTTGTGTCTTTATATATGATAGCGCACTAAACGCTAAATTGCTATCTAACTTGCTTTTTTAACTCTAGTCCTTTTTATGGTTTTTTCAACTTCGGGTTGGGTCCCTAAAACAAAATGCTTAATAATCTCTATTTCCGTTGACGTCTTTATAGAGTGAGCTTCAATCACATTGACTCTATCGGCTAGTGAGCTTCCACCATTTTCCCAAAGTTGATGCTCTACTCTTTCTAATCTATCGGAAAGAGTTCGACCTTTTGAGTCTACACCAATGGCATCGCCTATTTTTCGTGCTAGTCTATAGATAGCAATTATGCCACCGACAATAACGCCAATGGCCGTGATTACAGCTGCTACGGTAAATAATCCGTCAAATTGCATAAAAATTCCTATATATATAGGTATGGAAAACTTATGTATAATTGTAACCTAACCTGACTTTGGTGATTAGCCCTAGGCGTGCTACACTGTCAAGAAAGCAAAAAAATCTGGCATTAATTTGCCATCCCTTGGCCTAGGGTGTAGTATCTCTAATTAGTTTCACCAATCGAAAGGTAGTAATGTCCTCTCCCAAAATGACGCACACGGAAAGACTTGCCAAAGGTGCTGCATGGTATGCAGCAAATGGCTGGAAGCTACTCCCATGTTTTGGCATCACCGATGGTGGTCGATGCACTTGTAATGACAAGCATGCTGAGCCTAAAGATGTAGGTAAGCACCCTCTAATCGGTGGGTGGAATGAGCGTGCCACAGATGATGCACTAACCGTAGCTACTTGGTGGGAGCGCAATCCCGAGTCGAACATCGGTGTTTACTGTCAGGGATCTGGTTTTATTGTTGTAGATATTGACCCTAGATCTGGCGGTATTGATTCTTTTGAAAAGTTTGAAGAGATGCTTGGCATCACTTTGCCAGCAACACCAGAGGCCTACACTGGTGTATATAACTATCTTGGAACTGAAGTTAGAGGGCGTCACCTCTATTTCAAGGTTGAAGACGGTGAGCAGTTTGTTGGAAACCTAAAGGCAGCTGGGCTTCCTGGTATCGATATTAAGCACAATGGTTACGTAATGGTTGCACCTAGCCGACACGGTTCTGGTGTTACGTACGACTGGGCCGAGGGTAGAGCTCCATGGGAGATTGCTATGGCAGATGCTCCAGAAGAACTTTTAAATGCTTTGCGTAAAAAAAGCAGTCGCGGTCGTGGCACATCTTTGGGACAGGGTGACTGGGGATGGCTTGGAGATCTAAACACCGATGGTGAAAAAGTAGATATCAATAAGTTTCTTGAAGAAGGAATTACTGAGGGCTCCCGTGCTGTAGATATCTACAAACTAACATGCGCAATTGCTAACAAGATGAATGTTGATTCCGAAGCTGGAAAGCTTGCAGTGGAAACACTTATGATCCGCTTCAACCACGAAAAAGTTCGTCCTCCGCTCGAGCTTGAGGGTCAGGGTGGACTACTTATGCACGTCCGACGTGCGATTGATTTTGTTGCTAATAATCCTGTAGGCGATATGATCTGGCCGGGTGCTCAGGATTGGGCTCGTCAGAATCAGCAAGAAACTCTAAATACAGTTCGCGCTGTACTGACTGCTAAGGCTCAGGATAAATCTATTCTTCGTGGTGAAGAAGAGGGTGACTCTACACCACTGATGCTTGGAACTATTGGTGCAGCTGTTTCTGATGCTGCTCACAGTGGAATATCTATCTCGGATGCATTCGGTAGCGGAAACGTTGATGTCCCGTTGGACCCGGATGCAATTAGAGAATCTGAGGGTGGTACTCCTGGAAAGCGATCACTATCTGATATTGGGAATGGTCGACGCATTGTGGACTCGTTTGGGTCTTCGGTTAGATACACTCCTGGTATTGGTTGGTTTATTTGGGATGGTCAGTACTGGCGTCCAGATGCCGAAGATCTTGGTATGAAAGAGCTTGCTAAGCGTATTCCTACAATCATTGCTGCTGAGGTTCGTAACTATGACGATCAGGACAAGCGTAATGAAGTTCTTAAGTGGGCCAATCAAGCTAAGTCAAACTCTCGCTTGAACTCAGCTGTTGAGAGTGCAAACTCCGATGAGCGTGTTGTGGTCCCCGTTGAATCTTGGGATAGTGACGAGTACATGCTTGGTGTTGCTAACGGTGTTATCAATCTAAAAACTGGAGAACTTCTACGAGGTCGTCCAGACCTGCACATCACAAAGCGTACCCCTGTTGCATACACCCCTGGAATGAGAAATGTTCGTTGGGAGCAGTTCATCGATTTTGCCACTGGCGGTGACAAAGAGCTGCAAGACTGGATTCAGCGAGCGGTAGGATATACCCTGACTGGTCTAAATAACCAAGACCTTATGTTCTTGGTCTACGGTCCCCCAGGTTCTGGTAAGAACACATTTGTTGAAGCAATTGTTAAGGCAATGGGGACTAGCCAGTACGCTTGGCCTCTTGATTCCAGTATCCTGGCTGACACTGGAAACGCAAACAGTAGTACCGACATGTACCACTGGGCGGAGCTTCGCGGTAAGCGTATGGTTTGGGTGGATGAGTTGCCAGACTCTGAGCGTATGAAAGAGAACTCGGTGAAGAAGCTTACTGGTTCGTCTGAAATCTCGGCACGTTCTCCTGGAGAAAAGCCGTTTACATTTAAAGCTCAAGCTAAGCTATGGATTACAACTAACCACAGGCCGCAGATTAACGATGACGCTATGTGGCGTCGTATTCGACCTGTGCCATGGAGCAATATCCCGGAATCACCAGATCCAGATTTGAAAGCGTATCTATTTGATCCAGAGGGTGGACTACCTGCGGTCCTTTCGTGGGCTGTCGAAGGCGCTATTAAATATCTAGGATCGTCTGCTCGTGATCCTTTGGGTTGGTGTACCGCTGTCTCTGAAGCTGCAGACATTTATCGCAAGAATGAAGATCGTATTGGTATCTTCCTAGAAGAAGAGACTAAAGAAGTTGAAGGATCTAGCACAGGTATTAAGCAGCTCTACACGATCTACAGAATGTGGTCACAGGAGCGCGGAGAGCGTTTCATTATGAACATGGGAACGTTCCACAGAAAGCTTGCTGACCGTGGTATCCAGATTACTGGACAGGGATCTCGTGCTGAAGTTAAAAACCGAGTTCTGATTCCTCGTCTTGTATCTAATGGTGGCGGTGTTGACTGGGGAACCATTAGCTTGGTTGTTTAGTGTAGGATAGTAGATGTGCTCCTTGGGAGAGAGGCACAACGGGCGGGGGTTGAAAACAACTCACCTCTCTGGTTAGTTTTCCCCCCGCCCAACTTCAGTAAGGAAATATATGCATATCGCAATCGCAACTCCAATGTACGGTGGTAACTGCAAAGGTGCTTACATGCACAGCGTTCTACCTCTCTCTTATGCCCTAGCTTCTAGAGGCGATTCTGTCTCGTACCCAATCGTTTATAACGAGAGCATCATTACTCGTGCTAGAGATTCTCTAGTGCATGAGATGCTTGACTCTGGGGCTGACGGTATTCTGTTTGTTGATGCAGATACCTCATTTGACCCTCTGGCTGTTCTTGACATGATTGACTCTGGTAAAGATGTAATTGGTGCAATATACCCTAAAAAGAGTATCAACTGGAACTTAGTTCGCGAAGCTGTGCTGGCTGGTGAAACGGATCTAGCTAAATACTCTGGCTACTTTATTGGAAGAAGCATTCCTCAGGGGGTGGGCATCAAGCTTGATGAGCCTGTAGCCGTAGATGGGGTTGGAACTGGTCTAATGTATATCAGTCGACGAGTTTTTGAAGAGATGGCTCCGTCTTGTAAAACGTACAAAGATGTGACCACTAAAAATGGACAAACAATCGTTCGAGACATCACTCAATTTTTTGATATGCAGTTCAATGAGCATGGGGAGCTTCTAGGCGAGGATTACTATTTTTGTGAGAAGTGGAAGCAGATGGGTGGAGAAGTTTATGCTGCCCCTTGGGTCAACACAGCTCACCATGGTGACTATGCTTTCTCTGGAAGTTTTGCAGAAGTTCTTTTGCTAAACAACAAACCGTCAAAATAGGTCTGAAATATTTTTTACGGTAGTGGCGTACCACTTACCCCCATTTTGCGTAGGTATTCCATCTGCGTTTAGATTAGTTGCAATGAGTCTATAGGACTTACCAATTGAACGCTCGTGGCGGATACGCTCTTTAATTTCGTCTGATGTCTTGTTCCTAGGTCCCATATCGACTCCCCAAACGATTCCACGACTGCGCCTATCTTTGTGAACATCCTTCTGACGCTCAGCAATGATTCCTCGCTCCATCTCGGCTAGGGCTGACATAATCGTGACCACAAAGCGTCCCTGATAGCTAGAGGTATCCAAATTCTGGTCAAGCATCACTAGACGCCAACCATTGTTATTTGCCCTATCAATAATGCTTAGAAAGTCTTTTGTAGAGCGTGCAAGGCGATCTAGGCGGGTTACAAAAAGTGCTTTGGCTTTTCCCTCATCGAGGCGTTTTAAGGCGTCTGAGAGCGCTGGGCGCCCCGAAATGGACTTACCTGAGCGCCCTTCTTCTCTGACTATTTCTATGTCTTCGTATCCAGCCAGGTTTGCGGCACTAAGAAGCTGGCGTTCTTGAACGTCCAGAGATACACCATCATTTACTTGAATCTGGGTTGAGACTCTGGTGTATAGAATAGCTAATTCCTCATAGGTGTCTACCATCTAGATATTGGCCAAACTCCTAATAATGTCCATACTAAAACATTAAATCCTAAAAACATAAATCCAAGAAGCATCCTCATTGGTGGGTTTAGATTAGGAACCTTTGCTACTAAATATATTTGATATGCAAATACTGCAATGAAAATAGTGACTCCGGGTACGGACACAAGATAGTTTCCAGCTTGAAATACTCCATAGCTATCCATTGTCTTCCTCCTCTTCTTCTTCTTCCTCTAGGGAAGGAAATAGTTTGTCAAAATCAACTTCAGTCAACTGATCTAAATTTATGTCCAGGCCACTGAGTCTGTCAGCTACGATTGCGTTATCGTACCCGTCTTCGTATCCAGCTACGTATGCCTCTGCTTCTTCGTATGAGGCCTCTCTAATGGTGTATTCCATCTCATTAAACTCTTTTGCAGCCTCAAGTTCATTTTCTGCCGCTACAAACACATACCCAGATTCGTCAATGTCTTGTTCTAGATCAATTGCTCTCCAGTTGATCTTGTACATTCTTCGGTTATCTTCCACTTCTAAGCTCCTCTACTAACTTATGCAAATCTTCTATAGTTTTGTTGTTATCTAAGTTTATGTCAAAAGCATAGTCATCTAGTCCATGCTCTGAGTCGTGATCATTTGCGGCAGCAGCTGAGTCTTTAGAGACTCTCCAGACTTGCCCACCAGCGGATCGTACTGCCTCTGCTTCATTGAGATATCTACAGTCAGCAATGACTACCTTGTCATATTTGCTAGCTTCTTTAATCACTTGATTTACCCAGAAATCTTCACCAAACATTTCTCGTCCAACTTCAGTCCCCATTCTTTGCATTAGACCTCTCAAAATTGGGAAAGATGTTTTCATATCTTCCCATCCAAATAGATCAACTGCTTGTCTTAGAGACCAGTGCATGTTTCCCCAGTCAACAATGTCTGGATTGAGTCTGTATAGAGCTTCTCGCATGGGGGTTGCCAACGATAGCTTTACAAATCCGTGATGTTCGACTAAGTAGTCGGCTATCGTGTCTTTACCGGATCTTGCCCATCCGGAGAGTCCAATGATTTCCTGCATAGTATCCTAACTTATATAATAATGTATCATCTTCGTACATCCATCTTTTTAAAAATAGCTGTATAAACTTAGGATTAATCTTATACCAAAAGGTCTATCTATTCACGCTAACCACGCCATGAGACAATTGAGGTACAACTTCACAGGAGATCTATGAGCAAATCAAGCAATCAATGTAGTGTCTGTAAAGAGAGATTTGTAGTAGATTCTCTAGCTCGAATATGCGAAATGAAGCATGATGGTGTTGTATTTATTAGACGCCCTGAGCAAGAGCCAAGACCTAAGTCTTAACTGCCTTTTTCCAAAGTTTTTCAAACACCCAATAGGTAAAGATTTTAAACAAAACTTCTAGCCCAACAATCTGAGCGGCAGTTTCAAACTTATGAGTGACAATAAAAGCAATTAAAAAAGTTATTACGCTTTGCCAAACTCTGTACATTATAGATTTTAGTAAAATCATAGTCCCAGTTCGGCACGCTTTTTAGTTGCTGAGATAGCCTGAAGTTCTGGACTTAGTTCTACCTTCTCGATTAGATAGCCAACATCACGACCATAAACAATGTTTGTAATGTTTGGCAAACGCATTTTTAGGGTGTCTGATTGCTCTGGAATAAACTCAACAACTTCTTGAAAAGTTAGTGGGTCTTTCTCGGAGGTGCCGTGAGTGTTGCGGATACCAACCAAGACTTGCTCGGTTCTTTTGTGTGCTTCTTCTTTTAGGGCTTGGTGCCCTTCGTGCCAAGGCTGATAACGACCAAGCATAAGAGTGGTGGGGGCAGACCAATCAAAAAGACTAAACTTGCTGATTACTTCGTCAGTCATTTCTTTGTCTGACTTCCACTCGTAGAAAGTGTGGTCAGCGTCTTCTACTGGAATCCACATCGCGTCTGTGTCGGCAAAGCGACTAGAGACAATTGTGTTCATTACAATTTTGATGTCTGGTTTACCAAAGGCTTTACGAGTGTTTTTGGTTGGACAGATGAAGTCAACAATTACAGTATGCCCTTGCTTAGACAGTAGCCTAGCCATCTCACCGAGGCGACGAGCATTCTCGGCTCTGTCTTTCTCACTAAAACCAAGGTCAGAATTTAGGGTGGAGCGAACCTCGTCTGCGTTGAGGTGAATAGCGTTTAGACGCTCTTTTAGGGCTTCGGCTAGGGTTGTCTTGCCTGAACCTGGTAGACCTAAAATTTGAATAATCATTGTAGTTTTGCCTTTGCGTAGTTATACAACTCTAAGTCTAGTGAGTTGTTAGCATAGATGCGGTCAATGTCATCCTGTGTGAGCAAGGCTTTTAGAGACTGAGTTGTGTAGGTTGTACCGTCTGAATCCGTGTAACTGCTGAAGTTTACATACGGAGCGTCTGTTTTTGCCATTATTTCTGCGTTTATATCCAAATACTCTTGCTTGATATCTACTTTATGATTGTCAAGAATCCACTGAAAAACTTTATCCGTAAATTCACTATGTTTTTCAGTAATGCCTAATATGGTTATTTTATCTACAGTGCTTTTAGCAATTTCTAGAGATGTAGAATCTTCAAGAAACCAGTCTTTATAGTAATCTTTATACATTTCTGCCCTATTAAGTTCTATTAAGGAACCGTCTTCTCTATAGACAGACACATTATTTATTCTAAAAGAGTCGTCGTCTATTTGACTAGATAAAAATCTAGTAACTAAATTATTTTTTGAATAGTCAGAATCTTCTAATAAGTAATAGCACATTTTTTCATAGATTGAATTTAAATTTTTATACGGTTCTTTTTCTTGAAGTTCATTATTCATAAGTAGCCAAATAAAATTACTTACTACCCTGTCTAAAGGCTCTCTAATTAGGCAAGCACTTTCTATCTCTGGGTATTCTGTAAGTGGTTTGATTCCAAAATGACCATGAATGTAGGCAAACTTTTTGTAGTCATATATGCCGAATGGTGAGTATGGGTATGAAAGAATGTTTTTAAGATTAAGTAATCTAGCAATTGTTCTTACTGCTAATCCGCCAGTTTTGGGTATATGTAGCATGTAAAGTGTTTTCATATTGACTCCTAAGTAAATATGTAGTATGAATCAAGAACTGTAGATGTGCTAGTTTGAGTGAAAGTATTAGTAGACCATCCCGCTATAGTTCCAGCAGTAGGGAAATTTCCAAATCCAGATGTTGTTGTAGCAAATGGACTAATGGATGTAGTAGCAGTTGAGGTAGTAGTGTAAGAAATTAATGAGGTTGTTACTGCTGTTCCACTTGTTGTAACTGGACCCCAAACAACTCCATCTGTCTTAAGTTTTGCTGCTGCAGATATAGAACCGATGTTTACTAAAATATCTTCATCTGATGTAAGTCTTAAGTTTGAGGTAATTGTTGAGTACACTGAACCAGCAGAAATGCTTCTGGCCCAATTGAGAGTTCCATCTGAGTTTAATTTTACTATAGGGCTAATATTTGTACCGCTAACTGAACCAGATACAAAGTAAACATTTCCAGAAGCATCTATATCGAGTAAAGCACTTGCATTCCACTTAGTGTAGTTTCCTCCTGTAGGGACATTCCTTCTCCAAGTAGCAGTGAGACTGGAGTTAAATTTATATACATATTGAGCATAAACTCCATAAACATTTCCGGAAGCATCCCACTTAAGTGTTTCATGGGTCCAATTATATACTGCAAGTTTTGTTAAAGTTGAACTAAGTTTAAAGGTACCACTAGCACTATAGACCCATGCATTTCCAGATGGGTCTACCCCTGGAATTCTATATATCGGATACCCAAGATAAGTGCTGTACGCCATGGAACCATCAGATTTATTTAGAGTAACTACATAGCCATCATCTGTGTCTTTTGAAAATGCTGCTTCGTGATTAATTGCTGTTACTAATTGAGTGCTATTTAAAATTAAAATTGGTAGTGGACCATTTTGATTAGCATAAGTTGTTGCTTTTTTAGACCAAACAACACTACCATCGCTGAGACTAAGTGCTGTAACTACTGGCATAGCAGATGAATTTATAGTTGAAATGTATATATTTGAAGAATCTATTGCAAAATATGCGCCTAAACCTGACAACCCTCCATGAGTTTTTGCCCACTGGAAAACCCCATCTTTAGAATATTTATATAGATATCCGCTATTTGAAACATATACATTTCCAGAGGAATCGCTAATAATATCTCTAGCAGCAAAAACATTACCATTTGCTTCTACTGACCTTGGAAAAACAAAATATTTATTGACAATACTTACAACAGCACTTTTAAGGCTGCCAATCAATCCAGCAACTGCACCAGACATTATGTTAATCCGTTACCGCTAATAATCCATGCGGTTGAAGTTATTTTTACTGCAGTTGCCATACCAAACGGGGCAAGCGTGCGTGAGCCAGTTGTTCCAGTTCCTGCTAAGTACATTGTGTCCGTTGTGATGGCAATGGTCATTGTTGCACCAGACCCAGCAATGAATGTAAGGGTAGTTCCGATTGGCAGTGCGAGGTTAGCATTTGAGTTAATAGTTATCGTGCGGGTTGCAGAGGCGTAAATGTGGGTTCCTGCATCAGCAGCAACAACGGTGTAAGAACCTGTAGTTGTTGCATTTTGCGGTAAACCCATATAGCCAGCACCCGATGCAGCAGAAGCGGTAGTTCCAGCCGCAATAGTGGCTGCTGCAAGAGTTCCATTAACAGTAGTTGTCACACCAGAAGTGCCAATACCAATAGCCGAAGGAGCAACAGAGTTTGCAACTGCAAGCGTACCAATATTGATTGCCCCAGCAGTACCAGCAGCAGTACCAACGTTAATGTTAACTGTTCCAGAGTTACCAGAGGTAGTTGTAATTCCAGAGAGAATGTTAATACCACCAGAAGCACCTGAAGTAGCATCGCCAGTCTTTAGGTTCATTGCCCCAGACCCAGCACCAGAGGTAGCTCCCGTGCTTACAGTGGTTGTTCCAGAAACAGCCGTACCGGTTTGGTTACCTGTTCTAATAATCAAGTTTGCAGATGCAGTGGTAGTAGTAGTGTTACCCGTAAACACCGTCATGCCCGTACCGGCAGTAGTACCGACGTTTCCATTAGCAGTAATCTGACCAGAGAATGTTTGAGTTCCAGTAAAAGTTTGAGCGGCGTCAGTTCTAGCAATAGTTGCTGTGGTAGAAGGCAGCGTCATAGTTGTGCTTGCTGTACCAGAAATAGTAATGCTGTTTATAGTTCCGGAATGGTCACCCAAAAAGGTAGTAGCGGTGATTGTACGCCCAGTAGCCGTAAGGTCCGTAAATATATTTTTAGTCATAGGCTAATCCTAACCGACGACGACGAGTGTGTAGTTGCTTAGTGTAGTTGTGGATGCAAATGTAGCGGTAGCAACTGTGCTAGTTACTGTAATGTCTACTTCTACCAAAGTAGCGGTAGAGGTTGAAGTGTCGTAAACCTGAGCAGTAACTAGGTTAGTTCCAAGACCGTGAGTCAGGGCAATAGAAGTTCCAGAACCAGTACCTGCAAGAGATACCTTACGTGCAACAACTCCTACGTTAGTAGGTAGGTCAGCGTAAACAACCGTACGGAAAGTAGGCGTTCCAGTAGAACCATTTGGAGCAGCAAGGAACGTGTTTGCAGTTTGGCTTGAGTAAGGAGCAATGTAATCAGTTCCAGCTACAGCGTTTGCTAACGCACCTCCGCTGTTTGCCTTTAGAAGGGCAGTTCCTGAAGGAGGAGCAAGGTAGTCAGTTCCAGCAGCAGCAAGACCAACTACACCAGTAGTAATAGTGGTTTTTAGAAGACCAGTTGCTGAGGCAATAGTAGGTATAGATAGACCACCAGTTACAGTGGTAGTAACACCAGATTGACCAATAGAAATTGCAGCAGGTGCTGCGTACACGTTGCTTGAACCCGCAGCATTTTGAGTACCAATTTGGATAGTTCCAGCAGTTGATGTTGCTCCAGTTGCGTAACCGACATCTAAACGTACGTTACCTGAGGTTCCAGTACCACTTCCACCTGATGCAGCACCAGAAGCAAGTGTCACGTTTCCAGTGGTTGCACCTGAACCTGCTGATACTGCTCTGCTTCTAAAGTTTGCAACGGTTGTGTCTAGAACAAGTACATCTCCAGTAAGAATGGTTGTGCCAGTAATAGTGGTTGTAATACCACTAGTACCAATTGCAACCGAAGCGGTGTTTGAAGTTCCAAGGCTAAGAGCGCCCTTAGTAAAACCATTTCCACCAAGAATTGTAACCGCTCCACCAGTACCCGCTGTAGTGTTGGTGTCACCACCAGTAATTGTTACAGCACCACCTACCGTTGCAGAAGTTCCTAAAGTTCCAGTACCACCTGAGATAGTTACTGCACCACCTGTAGCAGTTGAGCCAGCAGTAGTAGCGTTACCACCTCTAAGAGTCGCCGCTCCACCTGTGCCTGTTGTAGCAGTGGTAGTGTTACCTCCGTTTACGGTAACTGCATAACCGTTACCCGCTATAGGTGCACCACTGAGGGTAAGAGCAACTGCGGAAGTAACCGTAGGAGTAGTAAGGATAGTTGTAGTAAGGGTTCCAGTTGAAGGCTGGTAACTTAGTGGATTAGTTCCAGCAGCGTTTAGAAGTAAACCTTTTGAACCTGTACCGCTAGTAGCAAACACAGGGTAGTGTGTAGTGGCTGAGGTGCTTTCAGTAGCGGTAACAGTAGTTGAGTTACCAGCGTTAGTTGCGTTAGTAACAGTGCTTGCACCGATTGCAGTTGCAATTTCTGCACCTGTAGCAACTGCGACAGCCGAGCCACCATCACCTTTTAGAATTGAAGCTGCAGTTAGTGTTGCTGCAGCACTAGTAAGCGTACCTGATGTAGGTAGGGTAACTGATGTGGTAGCAGTGGTAGTAAGTGTAGTAGCAAAAGCACCTGAAGTAGTAAGGTTTCCACCAAGAGTAATTGTTTTACCAGTGTTGGCTACACCTGTACCACCGTAAGTTGGGTCAATTACAGTTGCTTTCCAAGCACCAGTAGTAATACCTGTTGTGCTAGAAACTGTAGTTATAGTTGACTGACCTGCGTAAGTTGAAGCAATGTCAATGCTGTCAGCGTTAGCTGTGATACGGTCAGCTGTACCTACTGCGTTTAGGGTGTTACCAGTTTTGGTAAGACCAGTACCAGCGGTAACTTGACCTAGACCAGTGAACTGAGTGAATACAAGAGCGGTAGTTCCAACAGTTATTGTGCCATCGTTAGTAAGTACAAATCCGCTGTCTGCGTTAGCTGTACCTTCTTCAACAAAGACTGCAAAAGAAGCTACTATTTCTGCCGCTGTATCGGCGTCAACTGCACGTGTAGGTGCACCAGATGCGTTTACGGTATAAACACCATTTTCTGAACCAGTAGTTTGGTCCTTAATAAGAATGCGGTTTCCGGTAGCAAGCGTTACACCATCAATAACTGAGCCATTAGCGTATGCTGTGGCTAGAGTTCCATTAGCAGTAGTGGCTGCACGAACAGACGCTTTCCAGTCAATTCCCTGTGCTGTTGAGTCAACGTATAGCTTGGTTGCTGCATCTGAATCTGCTGTAGGTGTTCCAACGTTAGTAATCTTGTTGCCACCCATAGACACAGTCTGAGTGGCAGCAATTGTCAAACCGTTTAATGAACCAACGCTGGTAAGAGCGGAGGCGGTAGATGTGCTGGTAAGTAGAGTGGCACTGCTTGGGATTGTAGTTCCGTTTACAGATGTAGTGGAAGTCAGAGAGGCTGGGATATCAGTGGCAGAAAGCGTAGTTCCAGAAGATACGCGGCCATAAGCATCTGTAGTTACTTTGGTGTAAGTTCCGGCAGTACCAACTGTAGCAAGAGAGACAGAACGAGCTGCTGCACCAGTAAATGTAGTTCCGCTATCAAGAGTAAGACCAGTACTAAAAGTAAGAGCATTAGCAACAGAACCAGCAGAACCAGTAGTGTTCTGGTTTAGGGTTGGGAAGTCACCCGCAACAGCAATAGACAGAACACCAGTAGTCGTAGTGTTCTTTAGGATACCTGTTCCCAAAGCACCTAGGAATTGAGCACCAGACAAACCAGCGTCTACAGTTCCTTGAACTATAAACTTGTTTGCAAAGGCTACAGCAGCAGAGCCATCAACGCTGTTACCAGCAAGGTTTACTGCTGAAGACCATTTAGTTGCAGTAGAGGCGTTGCCTGTAAGAGCACCGACAAAAGTGGTAGAAGTTACCGACGTCATGCCCGCTATGGTAGCTGTGGTGCTACCTAGGGCGATGCTTGTGCTACCAAGAGTGAACGAACCAGCACCAGTAGAGATGGTCTTCCAGCCTGTATTGTCACGATACTTCAGAACGTTTAGCGTCGAGTCATACTGAATACGACCAGTGCCAGAAGTGATGGCATCGATAGACGAAGTCGAAAGGTTACCAATAGCAGCGCCCTGAAGTTCAAGACCATTCAGGTTGATTGGGGTAAAAAATTGACGAGGCATTTATATTCCTAAGATAGATAAGCAAAGCCGGTGCTGGCAAAGCTAAAAGTTACTGTCACTGTGTTTAAACCTGTGTACTCAACTGTTCCCTCTATAGTGAATCCAGTGACGTCAGTTGTAGTTATGTTTGGATAATAACCTAAATTATGAGTTATATTCCATATATATGATACCGCATTTTGAGTGTGGGTATAAGAGCCTCCAGCGGCTCCTGTGGCCCCTGTGGCCCCTGCGGCACCGGCGGGGCCTGGAATTCCTTGAGGCCCTCCAATAGCAATTTGAACGCGGGTAGGTTCTTCACGAACAACAACTTTGTTAGCGTCGCGTGGGTTTACTATTACCCTGTTGGGGGTATCCTCGAAATCTATGGCCATCTATCGGGTAACACCAATCTTTACTTTAAAGTTTCCTTCTAAAATTCGATCTACTGTGCCTGATGGAGATACAATCTCAAGATCGTAGACGTAGAGGCCTGGAGTCAATCCGTCGGTTGTCGCAGCTGATACCAAAAGATTAACGTTATACTCTGTTGATCCCACGGTAATTCTACCATTTCCAGTGGTAAGTTCTAGTAATACAGTTGAAGATGCGGCTGTTGCTCTAACCTGCATTCTAGCTGAGTAGCCAGTTAGGTTGTATGGATTGTTGGCAGAGTCAGTCCAACTGATAGACTTTTGGAGAGTAGCACCTTGGTCACAGGTAATGTTATATATTCCTGCAATACAGCTCATATGTTGGTCCTTTTGTACGGGAGAGATTCACCCCTAATTTTACTCTATTTATGAAAACCTAAGTTTGGTATGATTGATATACCTTAAAACAGTTTTGGAGATGATTAACGTTGTTTGATTTAGATGTGATTGAAAATGTGGACACCTTTGATACGGAGTCTGATGAGCCACTATTTGCTCATTATGCTGAAAAGGCAGAAGTTACCGAGGGGTATATTATGGGAACTCCAGTAATAGCCCTATGCGGAAAAATTTTTGTACCTCACAGAGACCCTTTAAAACTGCCAATTTGTCTAGAATGTCACGACATAATTAATGGACTATTTCTAGAAACTGAGTAATACTCGACTTTTTTGGTGTAGAGTATACTGGTAAAACATAAATAACTCCCTATAGAAAGCGAATACGCAGATGTTCTCGTTTAAGTTAAATGAAGAATTTGTAGCGGAGTACAAGCAAAAAGAATCCCCTTTCGGTTACAAAGATGCCGCTGGCAACTCTGTAGGCGAAATTACATTCTTGCGTACGTACTCCCGCAAAAAAGAAGATGGCACTAAAGAGACTTGGTCGGAGGTTTGTGAACGAGTTACTAATGGTACATACTCGATCCAGAAAGACCACGCTAAGCAGAACCGCTTGCCGTGGTCAGATGCTAAGGCTGCTGCCTCGGCTAAAGAATTTTTTGATTCTCTATTCAACCTTAAATGGTCACCTCCAGGTCGCGGCCTTTGGGTTATGGGAACCAATATTGTAAACGTCCAGAAGAACTCGGCTGCTCTGCAGAACTGTGCTTTTGTGTCTACTTTGGAGATGACCAAGGCAAACCCGGGTAAGCCGTTTGCGTTCCTTATGGAAGCATCGATGCTCGGCGTCGGTGTTGGCTTTGATGACAAGGGTGCTGACAAAAACTTTGAGATCTATACGCCAGGTCAGCCTCAGGAGTACGTAATCCCAGACACCCGCGAGGGTTGGCAGGAGTCAACGGTTGCTCTTATTAACTCGTTCCTAAAGCCAGACCAGCCTAGCTGGGACTTCAACTATGATCAGATTCGTCCCTATGGTGCACCTATTGCAACATTTGGTGGGACGGCTTCTGGGCCGGAACCACTGATTGCTCTTCACAACAAGATCTCTCAGATCTTTTTAGGACGCAAGGGTCAGCTAGTTACCACTGTTGATATTGCGGACATTGGTAACCTGATCGGTCGTTGTGTTGTCTCTGGAAACGTCCGTCGTTCGGCTGAGCTTTTGATTGGCCGTATTGACGATGACAACTTCTTAAACCTCAAGAATGTTGATAAGTTTCCTGAGCGCAACTCATATGACCCAGAGATCCCAGGGTGGGGTTGGATGTCGAACAACTCAGTCATGGTAAACGTTGGCACTGACTTCTCAAAGATTATTGATGGAATCATCCTTAACGGTGAACCTGGAGTTATCTGGGAAGACGTGTCAAAGGCTTATGGTCGTCTTGGCGACCCAATCAATAACAAGGACCACCGAATCATGGGATACAACCCTTGTGCAGAGCAGTCTTTGGAGAGCTACGAAATGTGTACTCTTGTTGAGACTTACCTAAACCGTCACGAAAGCAAGGAAGACTATCTTCGTACTTTGAAGTTTGCTTACCTCTACGCAAAGACCGTGACTCTTCTCCCTACCCACTGGGAAGAGACAAATGCAATCATGCAGAGAAACCGTCGTATTGGAACTTCAATGTCTGGTATTGCTAACTTTGCAGATAACAACGGTATCCCCGCTCTCCGTACTTGGATGGACGAGGGCTACTCAGTTGTCAAGAAGTATGACGTTACATACTCGGAGTGGCTAGGTATCCGTGAGTCAATCAAGACCACAACGGTCAAGCCATCGGGTACTGTGTCGATTCTTGCTGGTGAGTCACCTGGCGTTCACTGGACTCCAGGTGGTGAGTACTTCATGCGTGCTATTCGCTTTGGAAATAATGACCCAATGTTACCTCTATTCAAAATGGCTAACTACAAGATTGAGCCAGCCTCTGAATCACCAGAGACTACTTCAGTAGTATTCTTCCCAATCAAGTCAGGTGCAAAGCGTGCAGAACGCGATGTAACTATCTTTGAGAAGATGGCACTTGCTGCAACTGCTCAGCGTTACTGGTCAGATAACTCTGTATCTGTAACTATCTCGTTTGACCCTGAGACAGAAGCCAAGCACGTTGAGTCTGTACTTCACATGTACGACGGTCAGTTGAAGACTGTGTCGTTCTTGCCGTCTGGTAACTTCACCTACCCTCAGATGCCATATACCCGGATAACTAAAGAAGAGTATGAGGATGCAGCTGGTAAGTTGTTCCCTATTTCGTTTGATGGTGTCTACCAGGGTCTAGGTATCGATGCAATCGGTGAGGCATACTGCACCACAGACGCATGTGAGATCAAGTTGATTGCGGAAAACCAGAAGTAATGGTAACCGTATACAGCAACCCAAACTGCACTGCATGTGAGCAGACTAAAAGATTTCTCACTCTAAAAGAAATTCCTTTTGAGTCAAAGATGATTTCCGATAGTCCAGAGGTGTTTGACCTAATTGAAGAAAAAGGCTATGCGTCAGCCCCCGTAGTTGTGGCGGGGGAGGACAACTGGTCTGGATTTCGACTGGACAAGCTAAACACTCTAATCCACGAGGGCTAGAATATAAATATGACTTACGAATATAAATGCAGTGAAGATCCAGAGCACAAGCATCTGGTTCACCGATCCATCATGGCGGAAGAGCCTAAAGAGCAAATTTGCGTTGTAGAGGGTTGTACTGGTAAGCTTTCAAGAGTATTCCACGCACCTAAGATTAATCTCAAGGGTGGTGGATTCAGTTCAAATAAAGACTGGGTTTAGGCTCACATAAGTAGATAGAGACGCACCAATGGAATTTTACACAGACGTACCAGCTTTTTTAGACCAGGGGGATGCGCCATGTGCAGAAACCGATCCAGATGCATTTTTTGCTGATGAGCCTAAAGAGGGGATCATGTCTTACCGACCTACTTATGAGCATGAGAATGAAGCCAAAAAAGTTTGCGCTGAGTGTCCATATAGAATGGCTTGTCTACAGTATGCACTAAAGCAACCAGAATTGCATGGTATCTGGGGTGGGACTACCGAAAGAGATCGAGTGAATATCCGCAGGGGTAACCGCGATATGCGTATTACGTACAATAATAGACGTCGATAATTTGCGATAAAATAGAAGTAACTCTTGGGAGAGAGGGTCAATCAACCCTACTAGTCTCCCGGGAGAAAATATGGAAATTGCAAAAACAATCCTCAAGAGAACCATTGCTCTTGTAATTCTTAAGGTCAGTGCTGTTCTAGCCGCTGGTTCTATTGGCGGTGTCGAGCTGTGGCAGTCTGGCCTAATCGCCGCTTTTGTTGGAATTATGGAAGTTGCTGAATCGTTGGCTCGTGCCTACGTCGTAGATGGCGTTCTTGATGAAGAAGAGATCAACACTGCATTTGCATCTTCTGCTGAAGCAGAAGTATCTAAGAACAAGAAGGTATCTGAGCTCTAACTCAGGTAAAAAACCCCCTTGGATTTCTCCTTGGGGGTTTTTTACTATCTAAACAATTTCTGATTCTTTAAGTTTCGTTCTAGAGACTCCATAATACAAAGGGTTAGCCGAGCTAAGACCTAGAGCCTTTGCAATCTTAGTCAGAGAGATTCCATTATCTTCATACTCTCGACGTAGAGCTTCGTGGTACGTAGTTGTACCCACTGACTTAGCCTCAAGAATGCGATCAGCTGCCTGCTGAACTTCTTCTGGAGTAGCCCTGCTGCGATTACGCTTACTGGGGGAAGGTAGGTCTGCCGTAACTACACGTCGGCGTAGGCCGGCATATGTAACTCCCAGCTTTGCAGCTAGGTCCAGAAGACTCCCCCCATTCATGTAGTACTCCACGGCTAGGGATGTGTAGCAGCGTGATGCGTCATGTTGCGGTGATTTAGTCCCACGAGAGCCATAAGCCTTTCTGGCTAGTGGCAGAAGCTCTGCCATCTGACTTGCGTAGGTTTCCAGTAGTTCGTCTTTCATCATTCTCCTATGTTTGAATAATAAGACTACTATAATTAATTTTTATAGCATTGTCAAATTTGACTTAAAAAATTTTTTTATGCTAAACTTTTGAAACATAGCCAAGGAAAAAAGGAATAAAATGGCACAAGGAAAAGGTGGAGGCGGACAGAAGTCCGGTCCAGCCCGTAATGACGATCGAGTAAGCTCTAAAAAGAAGGCCTATAAAAAGCGTCCAAAGATCTGGGATCCAGAGAAGCGTCGCCTAGTTGTTGGGCCACCCCTGGGAAAGTAGTTTCTTCATCCTTCTGGTAAACTTATGCAATGGGTTATGAAGGAAAAAAGAAGCGCGACTATCAGCTCGCTTTTGTCAACAAACGCAAACGCGATTGGATTAAAGCCAATGGCGGAGAGTGCGTTATGTGTGGGTCAATTAGAAATCTAGAAGTTGACCACATTGACCAAGATCTTAAAAAGTATAACCCTCGGGACATCTGGTCTGCCCGAGATGAGATTCGCGAAGAGGAGTTAGCTAACTGCCATATCCTATGCGAGTCTTGCCATGAGGAGAAAACTGCTATTCAAAACAGTAAGCCTGATTCTGAAGATGAGGGTGCTCCAGGTAATATCAATGAGTTTGATTGCGGTACTGTAGAGTCTTACAATGCCGGATGTAGATGTAGGGATTGCAAAGCTGCAAAAATTAGAGCTTGGAAACCTGCACAGACATCTGCTACAATCTAAACATAACTTAATAGTGTTCACGGGGATGACTGGTTTCGACAGTTATTCTGAAGTTGGTGAAGCAAGCCGAGATGGCGGAGTCTCGTAAAACCGCTAAACAAAATAAATGCTGAACAATCTGCATTCGCACTAGCAGCGTAACCTAGTTATGTCGCTAAGGCCCCTAGCAAAGCACCAGTCCTAAGTGGGCAGCTAGGTTTTAAATAAATAGGACACCAAAGCAACAGGGCTAAATCACTTGCCTGGAAAAGTGAAAATATAGTGGTCTGGCAGGTCAAACACTATTTATATTCAAACTGCCTAAGCTTGTAGAAGAACAATGAATCCATAACTGGACCGGGGTTCAATTCCCCGCATCTCCACCAAATCGCCCAAGTGTTACGGTAGCACAGCAGTCTCCAAAACTGTGGGCCTAGGTTCGACTCCTAGGGGCGGTGCGCTTGCAGACAAAGGGAGCGCCCAGCGGTCTGCCCGTCCTAGGCAACGGAATTCTCCCAATATAAGAAACCCCCTGCAAACTTGAAAGAGCCAGTCAGGGGGTTTCGCTTTTGGTGTAGGATTGTAATATGCGTAATGACATTAAACACAGAGTTTGGTCCGTACTTATTTCGGATGGTGACATTGAAAAAGAGTTTGGATCCGATGAACTAGAAGTTCAGAAGCAAGCTGTAAAGTATGCCCTAGATCTTTGGATGGAGTTCAACGATCTTCAGCTCCACCTCTATCACACTTACAATACAATCAAAACAAGCCTAGAGTCTGTTGAAGATTTTGAAACAGAGTTTATGAGCTTTGCTGAGCCTAACCCGGACAAAGATGCTCTTATTGCAATAAATCTAGGTTTAGAGATAGATGACATAATTTGGACAACTATTGAGCCAAAGGAAAAAGACATTGACTGATCTTCCTAATAAGAAGTATGACGTCATATTGATGGATCCACCTTGGTCATACTACGGGGCACAGGACAAAATGGGTGCAGCTGCTAAGTTCTACCCAACCATGTCAGATGCTGATCTAATGTCAATGGACATTCAGAGCATTCTCAACAAGCCTGGCGTAATCTTTATGTGGGTGACATCTCCTCGTCTTGATTTTGCTATCGATCTACTCCGCCACTGGGGTTATACATATAGAGGTGTTGCATTTACATGGGTGAAGACTCGCAAAGACGGGGTAACTCCAATAGGCGCTCAAGGCGTCCGCCCGAGCGTCGTAAAACCGACAGCGGAGTTTGTTATTGTTGCTTCAAACGTTACGAAGGGCCGACCCCTGCCCCTTGCGGACGAGGGTGTTCCCCATGCGGTTCTTGCTGCAAAGATGGAGCACTCGAGGAAGCCAGACGAAATCCACCGAAGGATTGAGCGTTTGTACCCAGATCTAGCTAAACTAGAAATGTTTGCCCGTCGTCCAATGGATGGTTGGGATGTGTGGGGAAATGAAGTTTGATTTTTTAAGATTCTTTGATAAACTTCTACCACCTCAAAATAAAGGAGAGATATGAGCAGGTTTAGGATGTTGAACAAGACACCTTCAGAAGATCAGCTGGACGCTGCCTATAATAAGGGTAAGCTTACAGAACGTGATCGCATAAGGAGAATAGTTCTAAAGCATGTTAGTAGAATCGAATGGGATCCTGGGTTCTATGTACGTGATGAAATAACGCTAACTGCCACACAGCTTTTAGATCTTATAGATGGTAGAAGTATTACGCCACAGGACGTCTCAAGAACCATAACCTGCAGTCACGGACTGGCTCATGGGTATACGGTTCATGACTGTGATGGCTGCTGTGCTCGATACAACCTTGGAGAAAAAGAATAGTATGTGCAACTACACTAGCGAATGCCAGAAGACTGTGTTTGGTCGTGGGATGTGCTCCCAGCACTACTTTCAAGTACATAGAGCTGAAAAAAGGCTTATAGATGGTCCTAAAGATCGTAAGCGACGTTCAGATGCGTTTGAAGAGATGGACATTGATTATGAGGACTTTTGGCAGTTTGTAAAAAAGGAAGTTGGAATCCAGTGAGAGATTTTAGAGACCCCCGCTACACTGAACCCAAGTGCGTCTGCTGCAAGCCCAGGTATGTAGAGCTTGAGCTAGACGAGATTGGTGCTCAGCTGGTAGAAAGCATTAGGCAGCAAGAGCGTGAAAGGCTTATTTCTAAGCTTGAAGAGGCTGACTCTGCTTGCTCTCCTTGGGCTATTGCAATTATTGAGGAAAAGTTGCAGTCTACTGCAATATTTAGTGAGGAAAAGTTGCAGTCTAATGCAATAAATGGAGAGACAGATGAGTGAGAACATAACTAAGAAAGAGATACTGGTCGTTGCGGGAATTATTATTGCAATGATTGGAGCTTTGATTTACGGATTTCTTTTTGGAGGAGTTGGGAAGATAGGTAACTGTTGGGATAAATATCCCACGGAGCGTGAAGCAATCTTAAACTGTGAGGGTGTTAATGAGTAAAGATATAATGAAGCACTACAACGTTTTGATTGCAACTCCTGGAAGACAGATGCACGCCTCTTACGTTAAAAGTTTACTAAAGACTGTTGGTTGGTTAGAGTCTTTAGGATTGACTTATAAGTTTTTAACTAAGCCTGGATCTTTTATTCCTCTAGTTAGAGAGTTTACAGCTTTAGATAGAGATGCTGATTTTAATAAAGCTAATGCTCTAGATATGGAATACAGTGTTGTCGGATCTAAGCAGTATACTTACGACAAGATTTTTTGGATTGACTCTGACATTGAATGGGAGATTGAAGATTTTAAAAAACTTTATGAGTCTGATCTAGATATTATATCTGGGGTCTATGCCCTGAACTCTGAAGGTACAGTCTGTGCTACTTCTTTTAATCAAGTGTACTATGCTCGTGGGATAGAGAAGCCTACTATTAATATGCATGAGTTTTCTTTTTTTAATAAAATAGATCCAATGGAAGTTTTTGGAGTTGGATTTGGATTTGTTACTATGAAAAGTGGAGTTTTTGAGAATATGGATCGACCTTGGTTCATGATTGAGCACTTAACCTGGGATACCCCCGGGTATGGGAGTATCGTTGGTGAGGACTACTCTTGGTGTATGAATGCTAGGAAAAATGGATATAAAATATACGTAGACCCTACAGTAAAACTTAAGCACCACAAAGAAACCGTCTATACAGTAAGTTAGAAGAAAACATAATGAGTATCGAAGCATATGACTATGGCTATCAAGACGGCTACGCCACTGGAAAAGTTGAAGGACTAGATCCAGAAATGGTAGATGGTTGGAGAGAGGATGGCGAAGCTAAGTATAAACAAGAGCTTATTGAGGCCATTGAGACTGAGCTTGGCTGGAAGAACTTGGATGACGGTTTCAGGGGTGGTCTGGAGTGGGTACTGCGCCAGATAAGGGATGCAGACGCGGGCGGCGTATAAACTTAAAGTTAAAGTTATACACTAATGTATGTACAAAAGTGATACATTATTATATAACTTTTAGTCAAAAACTATACAGGTTTGTGAAATTGGTAGTATATAGAACTTTTAACGAAGTTCGTT